TATTTAAATTTGAATGTGATTTAACTTCTGATGATAATTGATTGTGGTTATCTAAACCATAAATTAATTTACTATTTTTGAAATATTCATTCCATAATAATAATGAATCACCTCTTGCTATTCCTATTTCAAGAATAGAGATATGTTTAGTTTTATAAGGAAAAAATGCTTCTTCATAAAATCCAGAAATATAACTATGTCCTGTATTTTTGTCCGTTCCTGGTCCTCCTTCTATTGGAGAATTCCAGTGTTTATTATTTATTAATATTTCTTGTAGTTTCATAATCATCCCACCTTTCAATCATTTTTCTCACTTCTGGCATATATTCATTACTATGAAATCCAAATGTAGTTTCTAACTGATTTTCCTTTAAAGGAGCACTTCCGAGTGCAAACTTTTTTGCAAATTCTCCTGTAGGAAATTTACAATCCATTTTTTCAAAATAATTTCTGAGAGATACACATATAATTACATCTTCGCCCATTCCTGCCTCTGTCATCCTAGTGATGTATCCTTTATTTATACCTACTTTGTTTATATCTGCTCCTGCCTGTAAAAGTTTCTTGCTACGGAAACAAAAACCACCACAACCTACTTGATATTTTGGTTCAGTCACCCAAGGAAAATAACCAGGCTCAGCATCCATCCAAGGAGCCCCAATATAATCATAGTTATAAAATTCATCCATCCAATTTGTTGGTTTACAAATGAATCCATCAGTTTGTGCAATCAAACAAAACTCTGTATTTATATATTCATTTAAATCAGTTATACAGAATGCATTATATTCTGGATATGTCATTTTTTGAATTCTGTGAATTGTAACTTTATCGTTTGATTCAATATCTGGATCTGCTGTAATTAAAATAACAGATCCAAAATTTATTTTACGAGTACATATATCAATAACTTCAAGAAGTTTAGTAGTATCTTTTCCACTACCATCTATAGTCACAAGAGTAACTCTTGATAAATCTATCATACATTAACTCGTTTCAGGATAGTAAGACCATTACAATTAGTAAATAATTCATGAATCTTCCAATGTGGATTTTCTATTAAAAATTCCTCAATGGCAGACCATATTCCAAGTTTATCTTTGCTTGATAACCCATATACGTCTGGGGTTCTTTCGTCTCTAAATTTAAAATTTTCAGTATCATGAAATATTAGATATTTTTTTGCCTTGTTTCCGTGTAATTTTAATTCTGTTTTAATTTGATTATATTCATGTAATGTATCAATAAACAACAAATCAGTTTCATCAATAGTGATTTTTGTGGTATCACTTAACAAAAATGAATAATTTACATTATTTTCAGCACAATATTTAATTATGTTATTCAGCCGTTCTCCAGATCCCCAAACAGAATTCCAATTTTCAAAATCACTACGAGGATCTATGATATCAATAGACACAAATGTCTTTGGTTTTGCAACAGCAAAGGCAAATGTAGAAACAACCCACCTTACACCCATTTCAGTAATATGATCACATTCCTCTGCATATCGTTTTAATGTCGGCAAATGTTCATTTATATCCGATGAACTTTCCACTAACAACTGATATGATTGTTCAACTGAATTCATAATATTATTTCTTTATCACTAATTGCTTGCCAATCTATAGTAGGAGAACATTCTCCAACACAATGTGTTGATAATCCAGGAATAGGTGTTAATAAAAATCTTTGTCTGTTTTCTTGTAACCATACAAACTTAGCATGATCATCCATTCGTGTTGAATGTGTATCATAATCTTCATCAAAAATCTTTTTAGTTAACATAAATGTTCCTGTTGTGCTGGGAGTAGTTCTCCAGTGGTGAGTTTTGCTTATAATAATTTTTTCTCTTAAATGCGAATAATGATCATAGATGTATTTATCAAGATGATCGTACAGAGAAACATAGCTTACATTATTATTATACATTTCAAATAATTCTTCTACTTTACGAACCCACCCATCTACATGAAGATAATCATTTTCCAAAAGATAGACTATATCATTAGGTTGAATTGATGTATCGTTTTTAATAATACTCAAAGTTGAATGAAACGATAATCCATCAGTTCCACCTTCAAATTGATATCCTGTAAATTTATCTTTATATTTTGCTATCCAATTTTCCTCAATAACACCATCCATCATAACATTAATTTTTACATTAGTTCCAGCAGTAGTACTGAGTAGATTAAGAAATACCTTTTCATAACTAAACCAACTATCCACGTTTCCCCAACGACGAGCAGATCGTGCTTTATAACGACCATCTTGCCTAGAAGAATTATCATCTCCCCCAACATTATAATGACGAAAATATATATGTATCATTTTATCCTTTTGGTGGGACATCCCACATATGTTCCTGGAATTTCTATATCTTTAACAACACCACCATTTAACCCAACGATTACATCATCACAAATTTTTGTTTTTTCTTTAACTGATCCATTTGTTCCGATGTACACTCTATTTCCTATACAACAATTCCCTGATATTTTTGCTCCTGGTGCTGTAGTGAAGTAGTCACCAACTACACAATCATGACCAATTGATGATAATAAATTTAATTGAGTATGTTTTCCTAAATTTATATTGGTAGTTAAAACAACATTTGCACATATTATACTTCCTTCTCCAATTTTAATATTTGAATCTAATAATTGTGCTGACTTGTGAATCATAGTAAAATATTTTGTATTTTTTGGAAGCTTATTGACAAATTGTTCTCTTACTATAGGATTAGCAATTGCTACAACCACTTCATAATTTTCAGGATCAAATTCAGATAATCCTTTACAATTTTCAGTTTTATACTGGTCGTCTACAAAAAAAACTATATCAGACATATCCCCATTATCTCGAATATAACAATAAATCTCTTTTGCAAACGATCCATTTCCTATTATTGCCTTTTTCATTTTGTATAGATCTTGTATTGTGACAAATCTGGATATCCTAATTCAATATCTTCATTTTCCTTTGGTGTTCCATTGATATCATAAAATTGAGTCATAAAAAGAAGACCACGTGCAGCAATTTCTGGCATCATATAAAAGTTCCACCCAAGCATATCAAATGCGTCTTCGTGATAAGAAGTCTCGTTTCTTCCACTAAATCTGGCACGTTTAAACCAATTATATGCCTTTTCGTCATCTGTAAGTATCATTCCACCCTTACTTAATTTTAAATGCTTATACGGACCAGTAAAGGATAAACACATGTGTGTATTAGGAACATACATCTTAGAAGTAAAACGTAAAGCACAATCCCAAACTTTAGTTGGTTTAAGTTGATATGCACCTTTAATTTTAGTTCCTTCTACTGGTTCAAATTTTACTTTTGCTCCAGCATGAATTATTTCACAAGGAACTGACATATATGTTCTTGATGGTATTGTTATCTCTAAACCTTGAACCTTTTCGTAATATAATGCAAGAAATAAAGCATTACTCATATTATCAAGAGCAATGGCATAAGGAGAACCTGTGTATTTTGCTACTTTTTCTTCAAATTCTTCTGTAATTTTGTATACACCTTGTGCCATATTATTTCAATCTCCAATAATTATAAATTCCTTTTTCCAATTCATACTTAGACCACAATATTCTTTCTCTGGATGGTTGTATTTTTGCCCATTCCCACATTTTACTAAGACCCTCCTGTAATGGAGTAGTTGATTTAAAATTCAAAATAGATTTAATCTTGTCGTGGGTAGCCCAGGCATGTTTCACTTCGTGCCTTTGCTCTAAGTGAATTTTATTACCAGATCCTATCACATCTAATAATAAATTACAAGCATTGTTTATAGAAATATGATCGTCTCCACCAATATTAAATATTTGTTTTGAGGAAAGATCATCTATTGCACCTAACCAAAAATAAGGAACACAATCATCAATATAACTAAATGCTCTAGTTTGTTCTCCATCACCATAAATTGATAACGGCATACCATTAAGGTGTTGATACATCCAAATACCTAAAACATTTCTATATTTATCCCATATATTCTGTTTTGCCCCATACACATTATGCGGTCTAAAAATACACCAATCAAGACCATGTTGTTCGCCAGCCACACGAAGATCCATTTCACATGCATATTTTGCAATACCATATGGATCTATAGGTGCTTGTTGTTGTGTTTCTTTAAATGGAACTTCTCCATTACCATATACTTCCATAGTTGAGGTGAATATAAATCTTTTTATATTATATTTAATACTAAGATTAATTAATTTTGTTGTTGCAATAAGATTATTTTCGTAATTATATTGTCGAATAAATGGACTTAGACCTTCTGCAGCATATGCAGCAAAATGAAATATATAATCAAAATTATGTTCTTTAAAAATATATTCTAATTTTTCACTATTGGTTACCAGATTAATTTTATAAAAGTTTATCTTTGGGTTTATATTTTCAATAAACCCCCCCGAAAGATCATCAATACCGTAAACAGTTGCTTTATTGTTTTCTATTAGCCAGTCAGCAAGACGAGAACCCAATAGACCAGCAACACCTGTAATTAAAACATTCATAATATAGACTCCAATAATTTTACTTTTTGAGGATGAGTTCCTCCACAATGAAAACCCAAACTATTATCCGATGATAATATATATTCATCAACAAATTGTGCTTCGCAAGAAAATTTACCAGCAAATTCTATACTATTAGGAAATTTAAATCCTTGTTCCTCTAATTGTTTTCGTAATATAACGCAAATTACCAAATCTTCTGGTATACCGTAATATTCATCTACATATAATTTACTTACTGCCTGCATTAATTTTTTTGTTCTTAAAGAAAATCCACCATTTCCAATACAATACAATTTATTTGAATTGTTATATGCAGTTTTGACTAATTCCCACCTTTGAGAACTTTGTTCTAAATTATGTCTTGGCCAAGGAGCTCCAATATAATCATAATTTAAAAATTCATCAGTCCATGCATGTATATTCACAGCAAAACCATCATTATGACAATTAATACTAAATTTAGTATCAATATGTTCGTGCCATTCTGTTAAACAAAATTTACTAAAATCATGATAATTCAAATTTTTAATTTTTATATGTTCTATTGTTTCGTCAATTTGTTTGTGTTCACCAGATGTTAAAAATTTAATCTTTGCATTTGGAAATATTTGTTTACTGTATTTTAATGATTTTAATATATTAAAATCATTTCCAGTACCGTCAATACCAATAAGAGTAATGTCATTAAACTTTATCATAGTATTTTAAACCAATTCTTTTTGTAAACGTGATCTATATAATCAAAATTATTATGTTGGGGTCGTCCATTAATTATTCTGGAATACATAAAAAGTTTTGCATTAGTATCTAACACTTCAGCTAGATAACAAAAAGCAGATTCTATTGTATGAATTTCAGAAGCATTTTCAAATAACCAACAATAATCAAAAATATGACAAGGTTCTCCGTCATTGTATATTATTTTTTTGTTTGTTTTTATATCTATATTTCTTCTTAGCATATCTGGTGGAGAAGCAAATAAATCATTTACAAAAATAAATTCTTCTCCATCTTGAATATTATATTTTTCTTTTAATTCTAATTCTCTTTTAATATTTCGTTCAAATTTAAAATAATTTTGCCAATTATCACTTGAATTTTGTACTAATGGATATTTACATTTCATCCCATGCATATGGGGAGATTCTGCTCTAATAAATGGAATATAAATTAATGATTCTTTTAAATTTTCTATAAGCAAAGGTTTTTGTATATGTTTAATTTCACATTCCGTAAATATTTCTTTATAAGAAAAATTTTCTTCTTTATTAACAAAAATTAAATTTTCATATTGTATATAATCTTTGATATAACTAAAATTGGATATTACTGGCCAAATAGCTGTATTTCCCAAATCTATTAAATTTTTTACTGCTTTTTGTAAAAAAAATATATCACCTAATCCTGCTGGCTGATCTATTAAAATGTATTTTGTCAATGTGATTTTTCTTCAATTATTTTAGATTCTGTTAATATGTTAATTTTAGTTTTTTGATTAAATCTGATTGTATTTGTCTTATATACGTTTCTTGCTAATTCAATAAATTCCACATCAAATTCTTGTTTTTTTTCTTTTACACGAATAACTTCTTCAATTTCCCATAATATATTATTCGTTTCTAATAATTCATCAATAATAGTTTTTGATAAATTTAAAGATTCTATTAGTGGAGCTATTTCTTTTAATTCTAATTGTATATTTTTTTGTTTTATTAAATCTAATATTTTATTTGATTTAATTAATAAAATAGTATATTTATCTACAAGTTCTCCATTTGATACTTCAACTTTCATGAATATGATTCCATAAAATATCATCAGCAAGTTTCATATCTTTAACTAATTCTAAATTAGCATTTACTGCTTTTAATTTAGATTCGTATAATTCAGTAGTTAATGATTCCATAATTTCTTGTTCTTTTCCAATTTCTAGTAGTATTATACCATCAGATTTGAAAAAGTCAAGTAATTTCTTTGTTCCCCAGTAAATTGGTATAGTTCCTGTAGCAAAACAATCTGTGACTTTTTCTGTCCAGTAAGAATCATAAACTCCATTCTCCATAACAATACTAAATCTGTAATCTTTTACCCCATCAATTTTAGTGTTCCATGGATTTTGAGGATCTATTACGGTTCTTGGTGTTCCGTGTGCTCCACCAAATACATCAAACCCAGTATGTAGAGCTAGTCTAGCAATTTGATGTCGATAAACATGCCCTTCGGTCATTAGTTTGGGAGAACAAAACATAGAACATAACTTAGTTTTTGTGTATACTTCCCATTTGTTTTTAGGAACCCAAGGATAATTACTTCCGTTTGGTCAATAAACAAATCGTTCATCTAACTTCAATAATTCTTGATCGCATGTGAATATTTTTGTATAATATTCTTCAAACATCTCTTTGTGTTTATGGGTCAAAAGCCAATATACATCTGGAACAATATACTTGGATTCGCATACCCACCCAAACCGTTTTTCTTTTGGGGTACTATCTGGTTGCATTAATAAACCTTGGTCTATATGCACATTCCAGTCGCCTGCTGTAATAACCCAATCAAAATCTTTTGGTTTTATATTAGAGCAAGACGAGTATTGTGGGTCAAACGGTAATCCTATGCCTCTTACTTTGTTCCTGGACTCTGCCATGCTATAAGTTCCTCATTATATCCTAATTCACGTAAAGATTGTTTCTTTGATTCCACATCCGCTAATCCCATAAGAATTATCGTATTTTCGTTTTCATCTCCAGGCCAAACACAATACTCTGGACCAATAAATTTCATATGAAAGTTTTCCTGTCCATGAAATTTTTGAAGAATACCAATTAGTGCTTCATGATCAAACCATTGTCCTCCAGCTTCTATTTGACGAGCCATAAACATCCAATGCTGAAGAAAATCTAATACTTTGCTATTGAATGCCAAATATATTGGAGATGCTTTTGCTGCATGAAGTTTGGTTGTTGAGCAAGAAACGGCAACATCGGTTGTTCCAGTAAACAGATCAAATATATCTGGTGTTTTTCGAATATAAGAATCAATGTCTAGCCATACTACTGGCTCTTGTTTTTCTACTAGCATTTGGTAGATAAATTGAGGTTTGCTCAAACAATTCTTTTGATATGATCCTAGAGACGGCTTTTCTCGTATATCGGCTGGCACTCTAAAGTGTGCCAACTCTTCTTTTAACCGCTTTGCATGATCGCTGTAATATGTCGATCCTTCTAAATCACTATAAAAACTAATCACTTGTGTTTGCATAATTATCCATTTCCTATATGATACTTCACACACAACTCCCAATCTTTTTTTTCCTTGTGAGGAATAATCTTTAATTGAGCCAGAGTAAGTTGAGGTTCTTTGTATTCGTCTGGATCTACAGCGATTACTAGTCCCCATTCCACTAAAAGCTTCACTATAAGATTTCTACGACCAATATCTGAATCTGATATATCTGTTTCCAGACCATCCAGATCTAATAATTCTTTAAAGTGCATGATAGCATATCTGCCACGCTTGTGTAGAATATGGCAACTTTGAAATAATTTCTTTTCTTTTTTAGAGGAAACGCCCATACGAGTCAAGGTTTCTCGAACCTTAAGAAAATCGTCTTTGCTTTTGAGTGTAATTTCCACACCTAGCCCATCAAATATATCATTATCATCAGTTTCCATATCAAATTCGCTTTACGTTAAATTAATTCATACAATAACATAAGTATTTATATAAATTAAAGTTTGGCTCCACCCTGATCCAAAAGGCTACGAATCTGTTTCCAATCCTCTTCGGACAGCAAATCCACCACTTCTCTGGCTCTGGTATCCGAATACCCGTACAATGCTTTTAGGGCATCAATACGATCATCTTGTTCAGGCTTTAGCCACTTACTAAACCGCTTTCGTGGACGAACCGAAATACGAAGATAATCAAACTGAAGCTTCTTATCAATATTACCGTGACGGTTCATGGTATTTGCGTAGAAAATGGTGTCTGAGAAGTAGGATAATCCACGATTAGTCATGTACGGAACATACTCTTTTTCGCATAGATGATCCTCGTCCATCAGGGGAACCTTGGATTGGTTTATAGAATTGAGGAAAACGAATGGATCCATTACTTCTTGAACCCACAAGTCATCATGACTTCCACCATAAAAGCACACATATTGATCTCCTGATCGCTCACAAAACTAGCCTTGTATTGATACTCTGCAATGATCAAAACCGCCTGTGGTATGGTGGAAGGCTCTAGGAAGTCGTATAGGCTATCGTAGACCTTCCTGAACAGATCCTGTGGAACATGGTTCGTATTGTTTGCCACCCATTTTCTGACCTCGTTGAAGTTCTTCTCTTTCATGAACCCCATCAGTTGCTTCACATCTAATTCCCCTGCCGTGCTCAGAATACCTACATCAATGGTTCCTGCCGCAGAGTATCGTTGAAGTTCGTTCAGAACACGACGAAAATCTGGAAAGAATTTTACAATGACTTTAGATAGAATCTTTACATCGTAGGTAATCTCTTCTGCTTCCAGAATACCCTGACATCGTTCTAGAAACTGCTTGGCTAGTTCTGGTCGGTCTTTGTGTGCAAAGTTAAAGTCGATACCTGTGCAACGAGAATGAATAGGCTCAATGATACGATTCTTGTAGTTGCAGGTAATAATAAACCGACAAGTCTTAGAGAACTCTTCAATGGCTCCACGAAGGGCAGGCTGAATACTGTTCACATTAGAATAATCAAACTCATCCAGAATAACAATCTTCTGGTTTGCGTCTTCTGACAGAGATACCGTGCTTGCAAACTGACGAATCTTTGTTCGCAGAGTATCAATGTTTCCATCTTCAGAACAATTGATAATAATAAAGTCTGCTCCTAGTTCGTTGCAAAGGGCTTTAGCCACGCTAGTTTTACCTAGACCTGGCTTGCCTGATAGCATAAGATTAGGACAATCCTTTGAGTTTACTATATCCTGAAAAATCTTTTTAATATTTGCAGGAAGTACACAGTCCCGAATGGTTTGTGGTCTATACTTCTCGACCAACAAACCAATCGCATTATTTGCGGTTATTGTCATCTATTACTCGCTGTATGTGCTGGTGTTTTCCATGGCAATCCAATACTTTAGATCCAGGTTCTTATGCGTGAATTGCGAGATCACAGTCTTGCTAATTTCCACGCTATAGTCTCCTTCAAACAACTTCAGATTATCTAACTTAAAGTTGAACGAGAAAGTTGCTTCTTCTGGATTGCTGCCTACTGGCAAGGTGAACACATTAGTGGTAGGATCCTTTAGATCCTTGACTACTGCTAATACTTCACTGCCCTTAGAGATAATGCAGAGATCGGAAAGTTGAAGAGCAGCACCTGATCGTTGAAGTTCACGGAATTGATCCGCCATCAGATCAAAGGTAATGGCGACGGCTGGAGTCTTCACTTGCTTGGTTGGATACGTCAGAAGTGCTGGATCCGCAAAGTAATACTTTACCGAGGAACCATTAACTCCTGTTACTACCACACATTTCTCTTCAAACATAAATTCAGGATCTTCGAGAAGAGAAACAATACCAAGAAACTTGTTCAGATCCCAGAGACCAAACTGGGAATCAAATGTTTCCTCTACGATGGCTTCTGCCATCACATTCTTGCTTGGTGAAATAGTGGAAATTTTATTTCCCGCCTTCACAAACAAGTTAGAGTTAATACTGCTGAAATTCTTTAAAATGTTAAACGTCTGCTTAGAAATACTGGTTGTTGTACTTGTCATAATATAGTCATCCTTTACTTGTTAAATCTTTCAAAACTTTGGTAATCTTCATCATCACTATTGTGTCCATGTCGTAAATCGTTCAGCCACTTTCTTGCGTCTGGACGATGTTTGGTTTTCTTCGCTTTCTTTTGTTCCTTCTGCAAGCGTTTGAATTTTTCATACTCCGATTCTGGTTCTTGTTCGTTTGCCATTCAAAATTCCTCAATACTTGGAAGGAGCTCCTTTAACTTGTGATCAATAAAATAATTAAACAATTTTTCTCGACCTTTTCCTTGTTGTTCTTGGTATGAATCTAAAATACTCTCTTCTAATGCCATTGGAATAGAAGACAAATCAATCATCATCTTATTCCTTATATAGTTAGGTAATTCACAAAAAGAAGATTCTCCTGATTGTTTCTTTAGTGCTTCTAATCGTTTGGCTGTCATTACGGTCTGACGTTTACCATCATTCATAAAGGTGTCATCATCAGACAGCATGTTAGGAACACCGTCAGAGGAATCCCCTTTAATAATATGTTCTAGTAAATAACCACGAGGATCTGCACACTCCATAAGTTCTTTTTTGTTTGTGCTGTATTGCTTTACGTTAGGAAAAATCTGAAGTTGCTGAAAGTCTTTATCGTTAGACAAAATCATAATCTTTTCTTGTTGAGCAAACCGCTTGGTTAAGGCAAAGATAATGTCGTCTGCTTCTGCTCCCTGAATACGAATGTTAGGATACGGGAAGATCTCTTTGATTTCGTCTCGAATAACATCTAGAATAGAATACACTTCTTTCCATTGGTCTGGTGCTGCATCTTGTGTCTTCTTACGATTCTGCTTGTAATGAGGAAACCATTGTTTCCTCCAATAATTAGAACTGTCATTACACACAACTAACTCGCCGTATTCACGAAACATCATTCGGTATTTACGATACGAATTAAGCACAGTATGACGAATATAATCTTCGTTAAAGTTATCTGTGTCTTTAGCAGCCTGAAATATGTTTGCTAAAATTATTTGATTATTGTCAATAAGAAGCATAATGTAATTATATCATGTAAAAAACAAAAGTCAATAAATTTCTACCCATTGTTCACTATTTGTTCCAATTATATAATATTTGTATAATTTGCCAGTGTTTGGATCCCACCATTCGTCTCCCTGAGAAACTCGACTTGGAGGAGTAGTAGAACTAAAGAATGTTACTGGGTTTCCTGCTCTTTCTGATACTAAAGGTTCCCATCCCGACAATTTATGTTCTGGAGATTTACAAAGATCTGGAGCACGTGATGCAATATACGCTTCTCCGTTTTTGTATACAATATCTCCTTGAGCATATTGTATACATTGCCCATCAATTCCACTAACTTTGAATATTCCTTTGAAATTAGCCATTAAGTATCTCTTTGAAATCCTCTAGGGTATTTATCATAACTTTAATCTTTTTTTTACCAAGATATTCATAGGCTTCTTTTAGTTCTAAATCTTTTCCTGTGTGTGCCACTTTTAATTCAGTAATAAACGGATCAAGTATTTTAGACATCTTTTTCCAGTGAATATGATTTATGTCTTCAACCTCTAACCAACCTTCGTGGTCAAATTTACATGCTTCATCTTCACATACTGCAAGATATAATTCATCAATTCTTTCGTTCATTGTGCACAGATATCCTTCGGTTTTCTTTCGAATATGCTCTTGAATTGAAACTTGTTCTTTTACTACCTTTGGCTTAACTACCCGACCAAGTTTAATAATGTGTTCTACTTCTGATTTGATATTGTCTAGAACTTTATCAACAAACTTTCCGCCAAGATTCATAATTCTGCAGTATTTGCCTATACTCATTATAAATGGATGAGTGTCTGGTACTTTAACGGCATCACGAACATCTGATTTGGAGTATTTGTTTCTTTGCATCCAATCAATCACCCAAGGCTTATAAACCTCATTTTTGCAACTGTAACTATACCAACTAGTTGCCTTGAGAATTCTGGCATCAATTTGTTCTGGGGTCAGAGTAGCCACATCCTCCCAAGAAGGCTCGTTCTTGATGAGTAGAGAATCTACAGAATCGCCACGCTTGATACGTTTGTGTTTTGTTTGTTTTCGTTTCATACTAGTCTGCTGAAGTTTCGTTTCTTTTCGAATTGAATTATTGAACCGAATCTATCTAGTAATTGATCAGTTTTATGACTGATAACAAATACATTAACCTTAGATCCAAACGAAGATATCAGTTTCATAAACTCATCAGTTCCAGTACCGTCTAAACTAGAATCAAATACTTCATCTAGAATCAGTAGGTTTGTGGAAACACTATTCTTTAATCGAGCAATTTCTCGCCAAGTAAGAAGTAGTGCTAAATCTATACGCATTTTTTCGCCTTCGCTGAATGATTCATACGTAAATATGTCTCTATGACGACTCTTGATGATTTCCTTGAACTCTTCGTCCAGATTAAATATAGCATAGAAATCCATGCTTGTCAAGTACTTGTTTACATGTTTATTGATTAAAGGAATATAATACTTAATAATTTTTGATTTAATGCCACTATCTTTAAATAAATTTATAAGTTGGTCGTAGCATTTCAGAGTCTTGAGGACTTTATACTTTTTATCAATCAGATCAACTTCTTTATTTTCTAATTCTGTAAGTTTAATCTCAAACTTGGCAATCTCTTCTTGAGAGTATGTCTTGGCATTATTCAATTCAAGATTTGCGTGACTAGTATTCAGACTCTTTAAGGTTTCTTGTTTATTAGCCAAACGAATAACATTAGTTTGGTGCTCGTCTAAACGACTCTGAATTTCTGCTATTTGTTTCTCAGTCTTTGTAATTTGTGTGTTTATATCCTGAGTGCCTTGCTGATACTCTTCTAATTTTGTTTTTCTTTGTGTTAGTAGGGTATCCTTGTGATCATGAGCAATTCCTTGTTTGCATAAAGAGCACGTTTCATTATTATTAAAGAATTCAATATCTTCGTTGATACTCTCTTTAGCCTGTTCAATTTTGCCAAGAATCTTTTGTGCATCTGTTCGTTTCTTCTGAACTTCCTTTAATTCGGTCTGTATTGATGTACTAGAAATCTTTAACGGCTCAGATAATTCTTCTATGTCCCCATTCACAGCAACCATCTGGGCTTCTAGTTGAGCCTGTGCTGCCTTGCGTTCTTCTATGATCTGTTGTGTGTTCTTTACTAGGGATTGTATGGTTTCTTTGGTGTCTGCAATTTGTGCTTTAGATACTTCTATTTGAGTATTGGTTGCGTCTAGTTCAGACTTAACACCATTCACCTTGTCTTTAACTACAACATTCATTTGCGAGAATATGCTAATATCTAATATGTTCTCTATAACCTGACGGCGATCAGTAGGAGTTAATTGCATGAACGGAACAAATGAGGAACTTCCCAACACAACAACCTGAGAGAACGTCTTGAAATTCATTCCTAATATCTGCGATTCCAATACTTCCTGATAATCTTTAATCTTTGCGTCCTGATTAAGTAGATTGCCGTCTTTATAGATTTCAAATAATTTTGGGACTAGACCACGAACCACCTTGAACTCATTCTTTCCAATATTAAAATTGATCTCTACCACGCAATTCTTTTTGTTAACCGAATTGACTAGTTGAGGAATGTTTATATTACGAAACGGTCTTCCGTATAACCCAAAAGCAATAGAATCCAATAAAGCAAAAGATTTACCGTTGCCATTACTACCACATACTAGAGTTGTAGATTTCTCGCCTAACTTAACTTCCGTAAAGCTGTTTCCAAATGAACCAAAATTTTTAAATCGAACAGTCTTGAATAGGATCATGAAAGAGTTTCCATATAGACTTGACGCATAATTTCTTTTAATTGTTCTGTGTTATCAGATTCTAAAAATTCAATTTCTCGATTAATCAGACTCAAAGTGTCCTCACTGATATCAAACTCTGGACTATTTTCATCGTCCTTGGTTACTATGTCTTCAATAATTGTAATACTTGCTGGCTCTCCAGTATACAACAAATCTATGAACTCGTCAAATTTTCTTTCATTCTTTTTGTTTAATACTAATACACGAACATAAGTGTTTTTGTATACGGTAGGATCTAGATCACTAAAATCTCGTTTATCCGTCCATTCAATACTATAGTACATTTTATGTGGATTCTTAATGAATGTTAGTTCACGAGTTTCTGTGTCGTATACATGAAAGCCTTTATCTTGATGAAGATCTGCTGTAGTCATTTCATATTGAGTTCCAAGATAATGAATGTTTCCTTTAGAACTCTTTGTATGAAAGTGACCAGAAAGAACCAATTCAAACTTTTGTAGGAATTTATCTTCCATTCCGCTAGAGCATTTAATATTAGATATCATCTCATAACCATTCAATTCAAAATGACCGCATACTACTGGTGCTGTGCTGGCTTCAATAGCCTTGATTACGGCTAATTTGTTTTCCTCATTAATCCAAGGAACCATTAAGAACTTGGTACCGTCTGCCACTACTAGTTCTGTGGTGTGTTCGTATAGGTGAAATTTAGAATAACAATCAACAAATAGTTCCTTTGGAGAGTTTAGATGATTCGTATTCTTATAGAACACATCATGATTTCCAAGAATACAGTGAAGATCCACATTGTTGTCTTCAAACCAATTCATGAATCGTTCTCTTACGTGTTTTAGAGTATGAAAATTTATAAACTTACGACGATCAAACATGTCACCTAAATGAATGACTGTATTGATATCGTTTGCTTTTAGATAAGGAAATAATTCATTATCAAAAAACTTAAAGAAATAATTTAAAAATAATGGCGAATCGGATATTGCTCCGAAATGCGAGTCACCAATAATGCATATTTTCATAATTTATATTTTGCGCTTTTTACGTACCTTTGGTTCATACTTCTCTATATCCTTTTCTGTAATAGAGAAATGTTCACTTAGTGCTTCTCGTGGATCAGCTTTTTCAAAGTAATTAGTTTTACACCACTTATGCATTGTACCATCATCTAGGTGCTCGGTCAACTTAAACTTGATATAATTTTGCTTTTTTTCTTTTTCTATGCGTCTAAGGAAGGCATAGTAGATTATTTGAGTGAAATACGAGAACGGATTCTTGGATTTCTTAGGATTAAAG